TAAGGTTTGGATAGAACAAAGAGAGTTATTCTTAAGGAAAGTACGAAAGTACTTGACAGGATACGGATGTATAAGATATATTTAATGTGCAGTTTTGAATGAGTAGTGAATAGTTGTTATTTAAGAGGCTTTAAAGCCTCTTTTTTATTATCATCAATTTATATATTATGTAGATATTATGTAGATTAGAAAGTTTTAATAATATTGTTATATACAATAATATCAGTAATTAAACATCAGCATTTAAATATAAGTATTCAAGTAGATAATATATTGGACAATATTCATATTTTGTATAATTATATGTAATAGCAATTGAAATTATGTATGTGATTTGTTATAATATTCCAATAAAAGTACGGGATTTATGGAGGATAAAACTATATGGAAACTAATATATTAATGGAAAGTGGTACTAATGAATTAGAGGTGCTTGAATTCATAGTTGGAGGGAATCATTATGGAATTAATGTCGCTAAGATTAAAGAGATAGTTCCATATAGCAAGGTTACGCCAGTACCTAATTCACATCCTTGTGTAGAAGGTGTGTTTATGCCAAGAGATTTAATGATAACAATAGTTGATTTAGCTAAGGTTATTAAGTGTGCACCTTCTAAAGATATTACAAAGGATATGTTTATTATCACTAATTTTAATAAGCTTAATGTTGCATTTCATGTGGCATCGGTTGTTGGAATACATAGAGTATCCTGGACAGATATTATTAAGCCAGACAGCACAATAAGCAGTGCTGACAGCGGAATTGCAACAGGTGTTGTTAAGATTAATGGACAGTTAATTATTATTCTTGACTTTGAGAGAATTGTATCAGATATAAGCCCAGAGACAGGATTAAAAGTATCAGATATTGAAAAGCTTGAAGGAAGAACTAAGAATGAAGCACATATTGTAATTGCAGAGGATTCTCCATTACTTATGAAGCTTATTTCAGATTCACTTATTAAGTCAGGATATGATAATCTTACATTATGTGCTAATGGACAGGAGGCCTGGGAGAATCTTGTTGCTCTGAAGGATTCAGAAGATGCACAGATGGATGTAGCTTGTGTTATAACTGATTTAGAGATGCCATTAATGGATGGACACAGATTGACAAAGCTTATCAAGACAGATGATAAATTAAAGAATATACCAGTTGTTATATTCTCATCATTAATTAATGACCAGATGAGAGCTAAGGGAGAAGCATTAGGAGCTGATGTTCAGTTATCTAAGCCAGAGATTGGATTGTTAGTTAATGAGATTGATAAACTTCTCAGATAATATTATTTATGTTATTATGGTGTTATCTATATAATGATAGCACCATAATTTATTGTTAAGGCTGTGAGGATAGATATGGAATATACATTACAAGATTACTGTAATAGAATTAGAGAAGATGTTAAAGATTATGATTATATATTAATAGGTCTTGGTGATGAAGCACTTAATAATAATGATGGTAATCTTATAGATATGCTTAATAAGTTTGGTGAACTTCTTGATAAGAATAATTATTTTATTATATCGTCTACCAAGCATAATTATCTAGGTGAATCAACAATAAATCCCAAAAGAATGGTTTGTCCATATATTAATGAAGATGAGAAACAGTGGGATTTCTACAACAAATGGTTATCAGCGACATTGGCTAAGAAGCTGCTTGTTATTGAGATAGGGGAAGGATTTAACAATCCTAATCTTATAAGGTGGCCATTTGAGAGAATTGTTATGATTAATGATAAAGCACATTTTTACAGGGCACATAGTACGTTTTATCAGATACCTAAAGAAATAGCAGACAAAGCTTGTACAATGAAGATTAACTCATATGAAGTATTGAAAGAGTTAGTTAATGTTGTTAATTAATATTCTTTATGGTAGAATTTTATTTATAATTTTACGAAGGTGGTGGAATTGTGGCAGAGAATGAAGAGGATTACCTTGATGGCTTATTGAAATCATTATCTGAAGATGAGAATGCACAATCAGAGAATAAGGATGAAGAGGAAGAACAGATCAAAGAGCAGGTAAGGGAAGCCTTTGAAAAGTCTAATGAGAAGAGTACTAAATTTGAAAATATATATGATGATGAGGATGGAAATCTTAATGACGATAATATAGAAGATTTATTAAAAGATGTTATGACAGTTCCTCGTCATATGGCGGCTTCTGATACGGAGGAAACATTTATAACTGATGATACAGTATCAGAATTAACTCCTGAGGAAGTTGCTAAGAAGGCACAGGAAGCAGATAAGCAGACAGAAGCAGATGATACATCTAAGGATAAGCAGGCAGATGAAGCTATTGATAAGATGTTAGATGACACTCCAGTTGATGAAGCTGCTGGTACTAATCTTGATAAGAACGATGAGCTTATGGATGATATGGGCTTATCAGATACAGAAAAAGACCGTCTTGCAAGTATGAATTTGGATGATCTTATAGGTGAGATGAATGATAATGCAGATGAATCATCTATGAATGAGCTTCTTAAAGAGAATGGTATGCAGTCAGAAGATGAGGTAGCTGCTGAGGATACATCAGCCGATAATTCAGCTTCATCAGCAGATAATGCTTCTTTAGGCAATGTTGATAATGAGGCAAATGCATTTTCAGATAGCACATCTGATGACAATGGCACAGAAGCAGCTAATAAAGCCAGTGTGCAGAATAAAGCTTCAGATGCCGATGAAGCACAGGCTGATAAAGCTTCTATGAAAAAGAAGCACAATAAAAAACAAAAGAAAAAAGATAAAAAAGGTATTTTTTCTGTTATAAAAGACATTTTCTTTGAAAGTATTGAAGATGATCTTAATGAAGCAAATGTGGCAACAGGCGATGGAGAATTGCTTGAAAAGGCTGTTGATGATGCAATAACTGCTAAGACTAACACAGTGGATGATGGAAAAGAGCAGGATGAGAATGAGAAGCTCATTGATGAGGTATTTCATGGTAAAGCTAATCTTGACCAGCCAGAAGCACCTAAGAAGGGCTTAATTGCTAAGATTAAGTATAGGTATCAGCAGTTTAAGATTAGGCAGGAAAAAGAAGGTAAGCTTGAAGAAGAACAGGAACAAATAGAAAATCAGCAGAAGGCTGAGGCTAAGGAAGCCAAAAAGGCTCAGGCTGAGGAGAAGAAGAAACAGGCTGCAGCTAAGAAAGAAGAAAAGAAAAAGCAGGCTAAACAGGCAAAAGATAAGAAGCCTAAGAAAGAAAAGAAACCTAAAAAAGTTAAAGTTAAAGAACCACCTAAACCAGGTGATATTCTTAAGATTAAACCAAAATCAATCATTTTATTTATATTACTTATAGCAGGAATTATTATGCTTATACAGGTATTTGGCTATAGTATCAATTACAACAGTAAAGTAAATGCAGCTAAAGATTACTTTATCAATGGCGAATACGAGAAAGCTTATAATAGTTTAAGTGGTATGAACCTTTCAGGTAATGAAGAGACAATATATAACCAGTCAAAGGTTGTTATGTATGTTCAAAGACAGTATGAGTCATATCTTAATTACAGAAAGATGAATATGAATACAGAGGCAATTAATGCTCTTATAAAGGGTGTTGACAGATATCAGACATACAGGGCTGAAGGTAAAGAGTTAGGCGTAGATGATAAGATGAAGGAAAGCTATGATAAGATTATAAATGCACTTAAGGATACATATAAGATATCAGAGACAGAAGCTATATCATTAGCAGATATGTCTAATAGCGATTTTGTTACTTATTATTACAAGATAGAAGCATATGGAAAGGCAGTAAAATGATAGCAATTATTGACTATGATTGCGATTATCTTCTCAAACCTACTGTAAATATAGCATTATAAGGTGCATAGTGAAAAAATCTTCTGATTATACTAATTATTTACTAATTACAATGCTTTAAATGCATACCAAAATTAAAATTGAATAGAACATTAGGACATCTAAATAAGTCCATATACTTGTATTTATTATGAGTATGTGGGCTTATTTTAATGTCTTAAAATTTAAGGTAAGGAAATATACATAAAAGTCATTTGAAACCGAATATGAGCCATATAAGTACATTTAAGCCATTATATAACGTGGTATAAGAAATAGTGATTTCATTTGAAGAATTGGAGGAAAAAACAGATTGAAAGAAGAAATTATTAAGCCTGGTATTGTAAGACGAATTATTGAAAGAGTTGAAAATGAGAATGGATTGGTTATATTGCCAGAGACAACAGATATTATTCTGACAGCATTTTTGGATACCGTAGCAGATATTTTATCTGAAGGTGATAGTATCAAATTAAAAGGTTATATGACCATATATCCACAGCTATATAAATCAAAGCAGATTAAGAATGTAGCGGATCAATCAATAGTCAATATTCTAGCACGATACAAGGCGAAAATCAAAACAGGTACAAAACTGAATAATGCGTGTAAAAATCTGTCAAAGGAAGGAGAATAGAATAATGGTAAATCAGAGAGATATTGTAAACAGAATTGCTGATAAGACAGGTCTTTATAAGAAGGATATAAAAGAAATGTTGCTTGCTTTTAAGGAAGTTATGGTTGATGTAATTGAAGAGGATGAATCAATGTTTCTGAAAGAAATATTCACACTTAAAATCATAACAAAGAAGCCACGAAAAAGATATATAGCACCTTATGGAAAAACTATTATGGAGAAAGAACATAAGATAGTGAAGATTTTACCAGGTTCAAGACTTACAGAGATTGTGAGGGATAGCCAGAATGATACAGAAGATTGATTTAAAAGATAGAATTGCAATTCTGACAGAAGAAAATATTTGTGATTTATTGAATCTATATGGAGAATTAAATATAGATAGGTTATCTCAGATAGTAAATAACCATATCAGAGTTGCAATAGACGAAATAAAGGAGGATTCTAAATGATTAAGGATTTAGAGGAAAAGCAGTTACAGGTTACATATTTTTTAGCAAGAGGTAATAGGAGTTTGGTGAAATAAAGGACAAGAGTAATGAACAGAGTACCACATTGTAGTGAATGTAATAGATGTAAATATACTCAAATGCCGTGGTCAAACACAAAAGAGTATAAATGTTATGAAGTAGGAGCATCAGAATATGGGGCATTTGCTGGATTTCTTGGTGTAGACCACCCACCAAAGACAAGTCCGAAGTGGTGTTCTAAAAGAAAGTAAAGGAGATTAAACAGTATGACAAAATTAAACGAAAAAGTAATGAGAAATACGACTAAGAATGAGACAAGAAAAAATACAATAACATCAACAAAACAGGCAATTAAGGAAATGATTTTACAGGATTCAGAAATTATAAAGATTCTAAATGATAAAAGTGATAAGGAATATAAGGATGCAAACGATCTTTTAGGTAAGGTAATATTTAACCATCTTAATTATGACATTACCACGGAGACAAGTATTCGCATATCATATGAAGTAAAATATTTACCGAATCATGATAAATTAGAAGAAATGATGACAGTTGCAACTATAGTTATTATGCAGATTGGAACTAACTTTATTGATGAGAACTATGATATGTATACTGATATTCTGTCAGAGAAAATATTAGATGATGTAATCAAGAAGTTTTCACCTATAATGTATAGTAATATGCCTATTGAAAATCATTCGATTGTAGGTGGAAGAATCATAGAATTTGCAATTAAATAATCGGCAGACATACACCGATTCAAAAAATATGATGGATATTTCCCAACAGGCAGGAAGTAAAAGAAAGCCTGTATTAGAGTTCAGGAATATCTTGTGAGGTTATTTGAACCTATCATTAGTGCTATTCAGCATATTTTCCAATATGAAAATAGAATATTATAGGTCTGCTGCCAAATAGCAGTTTATTAAGGCGCGTTTTGATTAGGTGCTTTCTTGACCTCTGATTTATCAAAAAGGAGAAAAAGGAATTATGGCTTATATAAATGTCAAAGATAGAAGAAGATTTGAACGAAAAGAGTTCAGAGATTACATAAAATTATCAGACGATAAAGTGCTTGACACAAAGAAAAATAATATAGATTTACTTGGAGATGATGAAGTGTTTGTACAGTTGGAAGGTACACAACACTACTGGATTTCCAATCATGGCAGACTTACAAATAATATGAGGAAAGATAAGACATTCTTTTTTCATAAGATGGATAGTGGTAATTCAGAAAGAAGTGTACATTGGACGATTGTAACATATGATATTGATGGAACTGCTTTACATGAAGAGACAAGTCCAGAAATACTTGTAGCAAAGCATTTCTTAATCAAGCCGACAGGATGCAATAAGATATGGCACATAGACGAAAATATGAATAATAACTACTACAAGAATCTGATTTATGTATCTGCGGAAGAGTATGAGTTATTGAGAAAGCACGTTAAAACAGTTACGGAGCTTGGAAGAGAGCAGGAATATTATGATTACAATACTGTAAAAGGAAATCCAGCTTATTCTATATGGGCTGGTATTTATGCAAGGTGTTATGGTGGTAGTTCATTATTGGTGAATCAATGCTACGATGATGCTTATATGTGTGACGAGTGGAAGAATAGCAGAGATGCTTTTGCAGAATGGTATTCTGCTAATTACTATGAGTGTGGCGGTGAACGCATGGCAGTTGATAAGGACTTATTATGTCGAGGTAATAAAGAGTATGCACCAGATAAGTGTTGCATATTACCTGAGACTATCAATTCTGCCTTGGCAAGTGCTACAAAGAGAAGAAGTCGTTATAAATCAGCAAAGGTTTATGCTATCGGTGTTGATTATGATAAAGCAAGAGATAAGTTCTATGCAAGGATTACACCATTTGGACATGACAAACAAGTCAAGTTGCATTACTGGAATACAGAGGAAGAAGCATTTCAAGAATATAAGTTATTCAAGGAATCAGAGATTAGAACATTGGCATTAAGATATAGGGATAAAATACCAGACAAGCTATTTGATGCATTGATTAAATATGAGGTGCGTCCTTATAGTCCGTATGAGAATTTACGTTTCCAAAGAGGGAAACGTTATAAAACTGAATTAAACCAATAGTTTAATGACAGATAATGCTTATAGGTATAAAATTAAATATAATTTAGAGGTACTATCAGATAAAATTACTGGAAGAAACATTGAAATAATGTTAAAATATGCTTGTGTATCGGGATGGAAGATGTATAAGGAGGAGCAATGTGAAGCCTATATATTTATCAATCCAACAAGAAGCAACAGGAAACAGAATCAGAGAACTTTTATTGAATAATGGATATACAGTAAAAGATATTCAAGAAGTTATGGGATTTGAAAATCCACAGGCAGTCTATAAATGGCTTTCTGGTAAATCATTACCGAACTTGGATAATCTGCTGATTCTAAGCAAAGTGTTACATACCAGTATAGAAGATATCCTCGTCATTGACGGGGATATTACTATTTTGAGGGAAGGTGATACACAATGGATAATGTATGGAATAAAACAGATTTTTGGTACGAAAGAAAAAGACCATGGAAGATACCTGGTCTGGTGTTGCGGAATATAAAATACAGCTTTCAGAGAGTGACAAAAGGCTATTGTGATAAGGATTTATGGAATATTGATTATTGGTTTATGAATCTTATGCCAGATATGCTGCAACAATTCAAAGATACAAAACATGGAAGTCCAAGTTGTTTGGGGACAGAGTACATGGACGAACATGGGATTTCTTGCAATGATGAATGTCATGCAGAGTGGGATAAGATTCTGGATGATATGATATTCTTGTTTAGAGAAATGAATGAAGAAACGTGCCAGAAGAAAAATCTATATCAGAAAGAGTATGAGGATGTATTACAAGAGTTTGAAGCAAAATATGGAATCTTTGGAGAAAAACTCGAAGAAGGAAAGAAAAACAAACTTGGTAGAGTTTTACATTTCCCTAGTGAAATACCAGAGTATAAGGATATTGAGGAAAAATATTATGCGGAAGAAAAAGCATTGAAACAGTACAGGGAAGATTGCAAGAATGAGGTATTGGAATTATTTTCTAAATGGTTCTATTCGTTGTGGGATTAGAGATTGGGGCATATTGGATATTAGATTATCTGATATGTCCTATTTTTTTACGATTTTTGAGTTTAGTATGATATAATTATTACAAGTAGAAGTAATGTGAACACTTAATAATGGGGGTGTACTTATGTATGATGGTGGTAATCACTTTCCACATGATGGCAAGCAAGGAAGATGTGGCTGCGGTGAAGGATATAGTTGGAATGATAATAATTATGGTCGGCATAGTGGCGTTTCATCTGGTGGTGGCGGTAATGGTATAAAAATATTTTTGATTGCAGTTGTCGCGTGCAGCATTATTGGTGCATTTAATGAATTGCTTGGGGCGTTGATACTTATAATTGTTGGCTTCTTTTTGATTATGAGTAGATGAAATTAAGATTGTTGATTATTGATGGAGGTATAATATATGATAATGTATGCTAAATTAGCACAAATTCTCAAAGAAAGAAATATGCAATGGAAAGATTTATGTAATGCAGGATTAAGTGTAAATACACCTGCTAAATTTTCTCATAATAGAACTATGAATACAGACAATATAGATAAAATATGTTCTTATCTCAAAGTTCAACCAGGAGATATTATGGAATGGATATCAGAAGAAGATTATAAAAGATTACAAGAGAATAGTCACAATACTGAAAAGGCAAAAATTGAGGCTCAAATAGCAGAACTTCAGGCGAAATTAAAAAATATGTAGTGGAGTTGGATATGTATTTAAGTAATATTTTTATGATACCCCATATATGCTAGATACTTAAATTACTGAGGTTTAAATGTACCCCCCATCTCATATGCGTTATCGTATACTATATCGTTTGTTAAAGATGAAAATGATATAATCTCATAAAATAGGGTATTGTGACTATATATGATAGAGATAAGTGTGTGTAATGAAGCGATATTTATAAGATAAGGGAGTATCGAGATATGTTATCAGTATCATATGATATATGAATGTGGATGATGCTTTATAGAATTATATGATAAATGCTATTATTGCTAGGTAAATAGTGGCATTTTTGAGGATTTATAGGAATAAAATGTTATCGTGTATAAACATAGTTTAATAATCAAACTAATATATATTTTTTATCTGCTGCCATATTTTCCACCTAGTTTATCAGTTATTTCAGATATATCAGTTATAAATTTTCCTATCAATTTTATAACTTGAAATATATCTGGTTCCATTTTATAATTTACATGTGAAATGGGAGAGGAGTTATTGTAAAATTAAATACTGTTTAAAATGTGGAACTATTTGGTCAGACTCATCACGATGTAAAGATGATAAATATTGTATGATTTGTGGAAATACCTATATAGCAGATGATGGCGTGACCTCTGAACAATATGAATCGTTTTCAGAAGAACAAAAGGACGAATATGAAAAAAATATTCAGAAAATTGTAAAACAATCTCCTTATTTTAATGAAAGATTATTTAATAAATATTGCTATCCACCAGATCCTGAGTATTATTGGGCTTTTCGTTACGACAAATTTTGTGAACTTACAGGTAAATCGAGAGCAGGTCAAGCATTAACGCCCGAAGAAGAAATTAAGCAACAAGCAGAATTCGAAGAACAAATGCGACAAGCGGAAGTGCATTATTATGTTCAGGCTGCTCGTGATAAGGAAATGGCAGAGCGTGATAAAAACAAACCGAAATGTCCAACATGCGGTAATACAAATTTGCATAAAATATCAAGCGTTGGTAAAGCTGCTAAAGTTGGATTGCTTGGTATCTTTTGGGCTGGTGATTTAGGTAAGACTTGGAAGTGTAATAATTGTGGTAGTAAGTTTTAGAATGAAATTATGAATAGAGGTAGTAGGAAGATAATATGTTTGAAGAGAGTATAGTGGATACGAGTACAATAAAAGTATTAGATGAATACATAAAATCGAAAGAACAATATTTTTATATTACAGATATATTTAATGTTGAACATAATAATAAAATATTTAATGTTAATTTTATTATTAGTAATAAAATAGAAATAGGAAAAGAGATAATTCAAACTAATATTACAATGACAGATTTTAAAAAGATTTTTGGTTCATATTTTAAATCATATAATAGAATAATAGAATATAAAAAACATAACTCTAGTAAAGATAGAAAATCCGTACCTAAGTTAAGTTTACCAGTATATGATTTTTTAGAAATGTTTTTTGAAAATTTCATTAAAAATGTTCAAGATAATTTTGAAGATGAAAAGACAATATATTTTGACAATCCCATATCTATAAATGCTCAATCTTCTAGTAATAGAACTGGATACGGTAATGAATACTATTATGATATGTTGATATATGAAGGGACAAAGTATGGTGAAACGAGTGAGTTTCCTATTGTAGGATATGAGGTTGAATATAATAAAGAGTGGACTGAGAGATTTTGTAAAAGAAATCCTTAGATAATTAAAATTTGTGCAGTAGTAAGCTTTTGTTTAGAACTTAATAAACCAGCTTCAAGCATTGCCTGATACTGCAATTCAGGTGTTAATTTCTGTGCAGATAATACCTGTTCAATCTGAGCATTTGATAATCCCTGTGTGCTTAATAAAAGTGCTGCTTGTTTTGGTTCAAGATCAGAAAGAGCATTAGCATATTCCTGAATCTTAAGCACATCAAATGCACCATAGTCAGCATTGGATATTGATTGGATTTCTTCTGTAAGAGATTTTAATTTATCTGGGCTAAAACCCTTGAATGATATTAATTGACCAATAGATAACTTAGAACCATCTATTTCAATTGCTGAAAGTTTCTCTATAATTTTTTCAGCGTCTTTTATTGCGGTTATAAAATCTTTGATTTTCCATTTATGAATATTGAATATAATTAATTAATTTGATATTATAAAAATATAATTTCAGGAGGGTTATATATGTCTAAAATAAATATTGTACTAGAGGGAAAATATAAAGATGAAAAAATCTTATATAGTAAAGATATGCTTATATGTGATGGAGGTCTTATTCCACGCTATATCTCTTCCTACACTGTAATTGACGAATCCAACAAAGACCAGTATTCGTTCTGGAAAGGTGCTTTAGGCGTAGCACTATTTGGTGGATTAGGTGCAATCGCAGGAGTCAATGGCAAAAAGAAAAAAGAATACCTTATTGCTATAGAGTGGAAAGACGGTGAGAAGAGTCTTATTAGTTTAGATGAAGAGTATTATAAGGTTTTTGTTAAGAGTAATTTTTAGTAGAGTGGAATATATAAGATAAGCTCTAAAAATTAACCCAGTGTATAGAACAACCAACTATATGCTATTACAGAATATAACATACATATATTAGTTTAAGCCACCCCCGACATTCTATATTATAATATCAAATAACTACATAAACAGCATAAAATAAGAGTGTAACCACATAACGGCTACACACTTTTATAATATAATCTATTCTGTTATATGCTATATAATTATACTTCTATAAGTTTTTTAATAAGTCTATAAGGATATTGAGGTGCATTTTCTATATATTCCCTTACACGCTCTGCAATCTCATTTATATTGTATTCTGATAAAACATACTCCCGTCCGTAACCATAGTTACATAATAATTGATATTCAACCATAATATATATACCTCTGCTTTCTTTAGACTTTTATATTCTGGGTGTAGGCTTGTTATTGTCTACACCCATTTTTTACGCTTCTTTGATTCTTTTTATTGCTTCTGTCTGTACTTCAGTACTTCCATAATAGTTTCTTATATCATCCATTGATAAAGCCTTCTTACCCTTCTTTCTAAATGCTTCACTATGCCAATACCATTGTTTCTTTTTTGAAGCATATTTTAATCCGTATTGTTTTAACTCTTCTTTATGTGGGTATGTGTTACCAGATACCCATATCCAAGAGCCACATACCTCTATTGTTATATCTGATAAGTGTATTATATTTTGTAGTACTTCTCTTAACTTCTCATCCTCTTCAAAGTTATATTTCATATCATCATATGATGTTTTGTTGTTTGTCTGCTCTGCTTTGCTTTCGTGCTTATCTTTTAATAATCTGAATAACTTATCATATTCAGCATTTATATCTTGTGTTGCTTCTGTAGAGCCTTGTGGGTTGTCTGGGTGATACTTCTTTAATAGTTCTTTGTATTGCTTTCTTAATTCTTCAAGTGTGTTTACATCTTTAAAATATGTCATATTATATAACCTCCTTAAAACTAATGTCTTATTGATTTGTTGATTATATTATAATATGGGTACATATAATTGTCAATAAATATGTACCCATAAATTATACAAAAATAAGGGTACATATTTGGGTATTTTGCCTATTGATTATGTACCCATATAATGATAATATGTACCCATACCAAAGAGGTAATAACAAATATCAATATTTTAGGAGGTACAAGATTATGTGCAGTATCAAAAACAAAACAGAGTTAGAAAAGAAGATTGAAGAAATAAGAAAGTATAAGGCTATGGCAGAAGTAGCAAGTAACATTCAGAAGTCACTTGAAGCAGAAGTTATAAGTTGGATGACAGAAAATAACTTAACAGAAGAGTTTACAGATTCAAGCAAAATCAGCTACAAAGAGCAAGAAAGAAGAACTTTAGACAAGAAGAGATTAACTGAAGACTTGGGCGACTTATCAGAATATGAAAAGGTTACAAGCTACAAAGTTTTACGCATTAAATAATTAACAATTACATCAAGAGCAAGGGTGGAGCAATCCACCCGATACCCTAAAGAATAGGAGTGATTGATAATGAAAAAATACATGACTTATGAAGAACCATTACAAGGAAGAATTTTTACAGAAAAGCAGATGTACGAAGTATATAGAGATATGGCAGACAAAAAAGAATATCCAGATTTTGAATGTTGGTTTACAGACATGTTAAAAAGCGGAGTATTTGAGGAGGTGCAGGCATGAAAACACAGACAATTCAATTTGCAACAGTTACCAAAAACGGGGTAGTCCAGAAAGTTGGTAAAAGTACCATACTACAGCCAAAAACCAACTTTAAAGGCGGTTCTATTAAATGGTACGAGGATAAGAAGAAAGCAGATAAGTAACCACAATGAGGCAAGCGGTCAAGCCGTGGTATTCAATTACAACTTGCCTATCGGCAGTAATGCCATATAACAATAAATCAATATTTTAAGAAAGAAGAGGTGCTGATTATGGTAATACGTTACGCAAGTTACACAAAAAGACAGTTAACAGAACAGGAGAAAAAGTTCGCAGAGGAACATCACAACTTAATGTATAGGTATATGAGAATACATGAGTTAGATTTTGAGGAATGGTACGACATTCTTATAATACCTTATTTACAGGCTGTTAAGAAGTATCACGAATATGAGAGGTTACAGCAGTACAAATTTGAACAGATATTTTTTAGAACTCTTGACAATGCAAGAAGCAATTATTGGAGAGATATGAACAGACAGAAAAGATGTCCTGAAGGTGGTGTATGGAGTTTGGATGCTATGTCATCTGAGAGTTGCAGGAATGGTGAGGAAGATGATAAGGATTCTTTTAGTTGGGTAAAGGGAGTATCACCACAAGACTATCTGGAAGAAAGAGCAATAGATAATGTTATTATACAAAATCTGTTGGAAGAATTGGAGCAGTACAAAGCGAAAGAAGTTGTAAATATGCTATTAGATGGAAAAAGCGGAGTGGAAATAAGGAAGAGATTGGAAATATCATCCAGTACATATTATAAGCTCATAGCAGAAATAAAGAGAGTTTTATTACAGAATGTCTAATCACTTAATAAATGGAAGGTTGTCAGCAGTTGGCAATCTTCCAGTATAAAAAGGAGCGTTTATATTATGGAAAGAATGTCAGATATAGAACGGAAATTCGCAGAGGAAAATCATAATCTTGTATACAGCTTTCTACATAGTAATAAGTATAACATAGAGGATTTTTATAGTATTGCTGTTATGGGATATTTAAAGGCAGTTCAAGCATATATAAAGGATGGAAATATTAAGGGAAATTACAGCTTTAGTTGTATTGCCTGGCTATATATGAAATCGGAAATAAAAGACTATTTCAAAGCGGAAAGCAGACAGAAACGAACAACAGAAAATATTATAAGTCTGGATGCAGTAGCAGATGAAGACGGAAAACAATTTGAAATAATAGGCATTGGAACGATAGAACAGGATCAGATTGATGATGAATTTATAACGGAAATATTTATGAATCTGTCAGATGTTCAAAAGGCTATATTACAAATGAGAATAGCAGGATATAGCAATACAGATATATGCAGAATAAAGAAGATAGCCTCATCATCATTCTATGCGGAAATGAAAAAGATTAAGAAAGTAGTAAAAAATATATTGAATTAAGGGAATCGGAGGAAATACATATGTTTAATTTTAGAATAATTACAACAGCAGATGGAAATCAGATTATAGACAGAAAGCTTAAGACACCTTATGAATCATTAGATATATTCCAGTTTATGGAATACTTAGAGGCAGAAGAGAGTATGGAGCATATGGATATAATGGAAAATAAAGCAAGACAGATGGCAGAACGTAAAAGAAAGCTTGCAAGGAATCCGCTGTATAAATTGGCTTGTGTATTAGAATTATTTTAAAGGAAGGATGAAAAATAAGATATGAGGGTAGCTTGCAATATAGCTATCCTCTGGAAAGATAAAAAGGTATAGATATGGCAATAATAATAACAAACGTAAAATTATATATGTATCTGAATGAGTACGGAAAACATAGAAAAACAGATGATATAACATATAATTGAAATAGTATATTATTACATTAGATTGAAAAAAATAAGAAACTGTTATATACTCAATACAAAGAAGTATATAGATACGGAGGGTTATATGATGGCTTCTGCTACAGATAAACAGAAAGATAGTTTGAAAGAATATATGAAGAAAATAAAAGATATAAAATTAAGAGTACCAGAAGAATATTTACAGCCGATTAAAGACCATGCAAAATCTAAGGGAATGAGTGTAAATCAATTAATAATCTCTTTACTTGAGAAGGATATGGGAATGGATATATTGACAGTAAGAGAGCAGAATAAGCAAAACAAGGAAAATGAAAATTCATAAACTCTAAAAATAGGTAATTAGCGTTATAAGAATGTTTTCATATAATCATTTGAAGGAGATATGACCTATGACAGCATTAAGAAGAGAAGCTATTGAATTATTAGAGCAAGTGCCAGAAGAGAAGCTTGTATATGTTATTCAGATTTTAAGAGCTGTTAATGGCTTAATAGGTGTACCAGAAAAACAATGTACAAAGAAGGTTGATTTAGAACAGTTTGTTATGTCTGCGACAGAGCGTGGAAAAATGTAGATGAATATATGAGAGAAATGCGTGAGAATGACAGATTATAAAAATGTATCTGCTGCTGATAAGTGATGAACTGAAATATATAGAAATAAAAAGGACACTTGATTTCTCAAATGCCCTAGTGTATAATCTACTTAGAAAGTGAATCGGATGTGTTATCCGATTGCCCTCAGTTGAATCTCTGAAATAGCATCTAACTTTAGGCGGTTGGGATGCTATTTTTAATATATAGGATAAAAATAGAGATTTGATTATTAATATTTTACATATATGAGGAGAGTGGATGAACAAAAAAGAAGAGTTGTTAAAGGTTGGAGAATATAATTCAAAATTTAATGATATATTAGGAATTAATATACAAAAATTAGAAATATATAGATCAAAAGGTCTTCCGTCACATATAGTAAAAAGAAAACATTATAAATGCTTAAAGTATATTGATTATATACCTGATATTATTTCTGAACCAGATTATATAGGGGTTAATCCCAATGAGCAGGGAACGAGTATAGAACTTATAAAAAGATATGCTGATAATGTTATGATAGGAATTAAGTTAGATACGGAGGGAGAGTATCTTTATGTTTCAACTATGATAGATATACAGGAATCGAAGATTGAAAGACGTCTATATAGTGGTAGAATTAAAGAAATTTCCGTTGACAATAATAATGAATAATGGTATATTATTAATGAGAAAAGAATAATATAGTAATGAACATAATTATTTTGAGGTCGGAAATGGTTCCCGACACACTCTGAAAGGAGTACCTGAGATGATGGATACACCGCCCATCCAAGATAATTATGCTTTTATTATAAGCACCAACAGAGTAAAATCTGAAGGTGCTTATTTTTATTTCTACTGTCTGTTATGTATATTATTAATAGCCTTTTCAAGCTCTATAGTCTGCCATTTACTATGTGTAATTTGCTGCTTAAGTTCATTTAAGCGTTTATTGGTGTATTTATCCATCCAGTTTATAATACAAGCTGGCATATATTTTTCTGGTATCTTTAGGAATAAATTAAATCCAGTTTCTTCTATATTATAGTGTATCTTATGTAACATATCTTTGAAGCGGTTCGGCTTCTTAATCTGAATATAAATATATTTCACCTCTTTCATAAAATTATTGGAGTAATTAAATACGAATGTCCTATATATAAAGTGTAAGGGAATTCTATTAAAAAGACAATGGATTTTTATAATATGACCTTATATGAAAACAAATGCTTTCGTGGAATGTAAATATCATATTGATTTACATAATTATGATAATGAAAAACATACATGAAAGTAGTTATGGATTTTGTGGAGGATTTATGGAAAACAAAATATTTGCCTATATGAGAATATCAACTAATCATAAGACACAGAAAGTTGATAGGCAGCAACAAACAATCATAGAGTATTCTGTAAATAATGAATTCAAAGTTGATAAGTTCTTTTCAGATATTATTACCGGTGGAACTAAGGCAGAGAATAGACCAGGCTTTCTTGATATGAAAAATCAATTAAGGAGTGGTGACACAGTAATAGTATCTGATATAGACAGACTTGGTAGAAATGCGGATGATGTTATTGTTGAAATTAAAGACCTACAATCAAAAGGAATCAGAGTTGTAGCTTTAGATATTCCATTTCTTAACGATTGGCAGAAGATGAATGATGATAGTCTGTCAAAGATGATTATTGATATTTTCGTGACCTTAAAGGCACATATAGCACAACAGGAAAAAGAAAAGATACATGACAGAGTAATGCAGGGCTTGAATACCGCTAAGAAAAAGGGCAAGAAGCTAGGCAGACCACAAACAGGTGTACCCAAAGAATTTATAAAAGAATATAAGAAATTCCAGACTGGTGAGTATGGAAATATGTCTGTGGTTCAGTTTGCAAGGTTACAGGGTGTTGCAGTAAGTACATTCTATAAATATGTAGGTTTACTTAAAAAAATATAGAAAATATAAGGAATTAAATGGTGAAAATATATGACAGATAAGCAATATGCAGTATATATGTTTTTAATAAAATATATTAAAGAAAATGGATATCCACCAACCTTAGAAGAGATAGCAGACGGAGTAGGTGTAAAAGCAAAGTCAACTATCAGTATAAGATTGATGGAGTTGCAGGAAGATGAGTGGATTGAAGTTAAAATGTCATCACCAAGAGCAATTAAAGTTGTAGGATATAATTTTGTAGAAGCATAAGGAGAGAAGCTATGATAAAAGATGATATGCAGCAGACATTTAATACAGGTGTACAGCTTGGTATAAGTATACATGAAAGAAAAATAGTATATGCTAGTGAGCATAATAAACCAATAGAGATAGATGGTAAGGTATACTGGATTGAAAGTGATATCCAGCATCTTAGAAAGATTATGGATAGAGTAGAGGTGTAAGGCATATGAATGTTATAGATGCTAGAGGTATTTTTAATGAAAAGAAAATTAAACAGAAAAATATTGATGATAAGCAAAGTATAATGAATATAGAAAATGCTATGCTAGAAAAGCTGCGTTTATATTTGCATGACGAGGACTTTACAGAACGTCAGATTGATATAGTAGTTGATCTATATAAATTGTTTACTATGAAGTAGCATATTTTACAAGATTATGTTATATTAATATGGTATCAGCAGAAGTAATTCTGTTTTGATATAGAGGAAAACCTCTTAAAAAAATATTGATTTGTTGTTGAAGGGCGGTACTGTTAAACAGTATCGTCTTTCTGCATATATTGGGTTCGGTAACTTGAAAATATGTGTCGTGAGAATGAAAGATATGATATATCTATATTCGTCAGCGTGGTATTGGTAATCCTAATCCTGTAAAACTTGGCAGATGTATTAAGGAACTTGAAAGAATTTATGGAGTCAGAGATGGTAGTATGAATAGTAAAGGTGTTGGTGTGAGCGAAAAGTTTTCGTTCACACAGAAAAATTTATCTGATGAGATTGGAATTGATGTAAGAACTATGCAAAACTACAAAAAACTTACAGAACTTATTCCTGAATTAGAGGATTTGGTTGATACAGGTATTCTTGCACCTACTACTGCTCTTGGTGATGATGCAACTATTATTAAAGTCATGCAATGGATGCTTGACATTCAGCTTGGCAGACGCAACTTATCTCCTATTCAGAGAATTGCTGTAGCTGAGAAATATAGACCTATTTATGAAAGACAAGCTAAAGAGAATTTGAGACAAGCCAGTGGGGGTAACAGACGGTCAGAAGATTTCAAAAAAAATCAAGGTTCGCAGAATTCTTCAAAGGTTGAAAATAAAATTGATGTACGTGCTAAATTAGCTCAAACAGCAAGTGTTTCCACTGATACATATTCAAAAGGCAAGAAAATTTTGGATTCAGATAACGAAGAATTAAAAAAAGAAGTTTTATCAGGTGAAAAAACCATTAGTAAAGCATATAAGGAATTACAGAACGAAAATAAAAAAGTTCAATCTTGCACAGTTATAACCATATAAAAGCCACCAAAGATTTATTTCTCTGATGGCTAAAAAGACACTCACCATTGATCAGGTGGGTTTACTGTATATTTTTTCTTGTTACCATCCATGAATTCTTTTCCAGTATATTCAACAATTTTTTTTCGTATTTTACTAAGATATTCAGGGGCAGTTTTAATATCATTAGTTGAATTATTTTGAGTAATATTATCTATAGTAGAAATTATATCTCGAAATAATGAATATATTTCTTCTTGTTTTGATTCATAAAGAAAATCAGCATAAGGAAGTCCCATGAGATAAATAATAAATAGAGGATCAATTTTTAATGCTAGATTTGTATTTTTTAATGCATCTAAAAATAAATCTTTAGATTTATTATCATGTAATAATTCAAATGTTTTTCTTAATATTTTTTCTTGAGTATTTAATAAGGAATCTAAAAGCCTATTTTGTTCTTCAGATGTTCTAACATGGTCAAGTTGATAGAGATCTAAACTTCGTATTGATTCTTTTAGTGGTAGAGCTTTTATAATTTTATCAAGATATACTTCACTCTTTGATTTGTATAATTCCAATTCTTTTGATGAAGTGGCATCATATTGGATAATTGAAATTACATTTACAAGGTCTGTCCTATAAATTGTGCGCTGTCTATTGTCATCTCCATTTTTTCCGTCACGTTCAATTTGAGAATACCAATAATCATTATGCTTTATTAAATTAGAGATAAATTTCTTTGTTATTTTTTTTTGAGAACGTATTTCCTTTAAGTGATCTATTAACTTGATTTCTTTATTATCAATAACAAGAATTTGGTTTTTATCATAACGAGGTATAGTGGTAGCAACATTCATTGTATTGTATTTCTCCTTAAAATATGTTTCGGTAGTTATTATTAAATACAGTAATAATTTATACAATTTTAGCATTGTAAGTACAAAATATCAACGAATTCATACAAAAAATAAAATCTAAGAATGTATAATATATTTTAAATACAATTTAGTATATACAATAAAAGAAATTTCATACAGAATAATGACAAAAAATTGTATGGAACGATTGACATATACATCATAAGGTGATATTATAATCTCACAAAAGAAAAAGAAGCAACTATTTGGCGATAGTCACTTCCTGAAAATTCTTCATAAAGAGTATTGGAGTACTCAATATGATATGTAATTGGTACAGACTTTAACATCTGCCCTATGTAATTTAGCAGTTCATATTATAGCAGATGATATTAAGAAATTCAACTATCATTTTTAAAGTCGATGGGTATTTTCACCCAATAATTCCAATTATAAAAAAGTAACAAAACAATGGAGTATTCGAGCAGCCGTGTCCTATATATATAATAGAACAAAAGTTCGATAACAGGAGAGTGATGTGATATATGATTTTGTGATAACTGAATAGAGAATGATTATTTAGGCAGTTAAATGAGCCTTTTATTTTTTCAATATGTATGAACAGATAACTCATATAAATTCACACATATTGTCAAGAAAAAATACAATTAAATATAAGGAAAGGATACGTCTATATGGAATTAGATAGGTTCGATTATGTGATTCTAAAGTTGTTGAATAAGCAGCACTGTACAAGTTGCTTTGAGAGTATGTCTATACAAGAAATAATCTCTATAACAGGAACAACAAGAGTTACTACATATCGTAAGATTAGAAAACTTATTGAGCAAGGCTATGTTAATAAAGGATGTAAGACATGGAATGCTGACACCTATTATTTAACAGATAAAAGCCTTATGTTACTTGAAAGTATAAGGAAGGGGAACATTGAAAATGATTAAAAATAATGTAGCAGTAGTCACTGCAGGGCTTTGTGGTAATAACAATGGATATAGATTTCAGCAGAAAAATTATAATTCACTTCTTATTAATGGTTCTGTGCAGGATAATAAAGCAATACCAGAAGCAAAGAACATATTAGTATTAGAAGGGTACGATGGTCTGGGAGGTGATAGGTCACTTGCCTACGAAGCATTGAAGAATAACAAAGAAATTATTAAAAAGATACAGGATATAAAAGAAAAGGTTATTTTGTTCATTGCTTCTGGTGGAGGAACTACAGGTTCAGCGTGTATACCTTTACTAGCTGATATAGCTTGTCAATTAAAAGATAAGATTGTGTGTGCAGTATTGGTTATGCCAAGGAGAGATGAGCCGATTCAGAAAAGATTAAATGCATACAATACAGCCAAAGAATTAATGGAAATAGATGAAATGGGGGCAATATTCCTTGTGAATAATGAATATAGTACTGACTTAGATAAGATTAATTTCCATTTAGTAAATATGTTAGATGCTTTCTTTACTGATAATTCTACATCAAGTGCATCAAACTTTGATGATTCAGAAAAATATAAAATGTTGTCAGATCATGGCTGCTTTTATATTGCTATGCGTTGTGATAAGCCAGATTCAACAGAAAAAGTAACAACGCAGGATATGATAAATGCACTTACAGCAAAAAATATATTTCTACCTTTTAATAATGATGGTGTAGTTACACATATAGGAATTATAAATCAGAAAGGTAATCATGTTAATGAACAGGAAATTATTAAGGCAGTAGGTAATCCAGAAAATATATTTATAGGTAATAATGGTACAGCCAATATAGTGTGTGTGTCTGGTTGTAGTTTTCCAGTTGAGTATATAAGCAGTCTTGGAAAAAAGGCATTAAGTGAACAGAAAGAGAGAATTAGTAAAAGGAAGTCTTTAAGTTTGCTTGATGATTTGGAAGAGATAGAAGAAGAGATACCAGTACAGACAAGTAAAATAAATAAGCGTAGAAAAATAAGCTTAGACCTTATGCGTGAATTAGATTAGTTAGTGAACAGAAATGAACAATAAAGTTGTTAATAAGTAATGATGAGATAACACTTATATAAGGAAGGAACAGGTTTAATAATATGGAACTTAAAGAGTTAGGACAGTTATTAAAAGAATATAATAGTAGGGTTTATAGAATAAGAGGACTTACTATGGCAAAGAAGTTTTTAAAGTTAGATGGTGACAAGCTGTCACAGGTCTTAGAGTTTAAAGACGGACAGCGTATTGAAGTGCCATTGAATATGGATGGCAGCATCCGTTGGTATAAAGACAAGATGAAAAACAATGATAAAAAGTAGCATTGAATAAGAGAATTAATAAGAGAGGGTTAATCAGTTCGATTAATAATGAATATTACAAGCAAGGTGCTTAATTCGCCTATCTAATAAACGGAGGATTATATATGTACAAACTTATAAGAATTTATGATGTTGAAAGTAATGATAACGAAGTAATATCGGCAAAGTATGATGTGATAAGTGAGCTTAATAAGTTCGATTATGGTATTTCAACTGAACGAGAGCTTATAAATATATGTAAAAGTAAGGATATGCCAGATATTAATGAAGGATGTATGTATTCGATAGTGTGCTATAAGAGTGATATTCCAATTGCTGTTGAAGGTCAGTTCTTTTATCACATAGAAGATGATTCATTCCTAGATATTGCTGAATACAATGCAAGAATTGTTACAAGTGTAGCTTTAGGTTATGACTTGGTAATAAGTAAGAAATATGCGCTGATTAATGAAGTATCATGCAAAGGTTTTATGCCTTGGATAGAAGAAGTTGTAACTTATGTTGTCAATAATTCTGGTATTGAGTGTTCGGAAGTTGTTATTGCTGATGTAGAAGAAACATATGAAAGAATTCACATACTTATTGATAAGAAAAATTTCATAATCAGAATGAATAATTTCCAGCCAATTAAGAAAGATGATTCAGGCAATATATGTACAGAAAGCGTTAATTATACATTATATAAAATAATTGATGGAGATAGTCATTCATTACGTGACGAGAAAGTATCGGATGGTACTTTATGTATAAGTTGGAAAAATAAATAAGTAAAAGAGAGAACATATAAGTAGAGGTCAGTTTGTGGAATGTTAAAGAATCTTACAAGAGTATTTCTTAATTCACCTTGAAAATATATTAATAATAATTACAAATGGAGGATTTAATTAATGAAAGGAACAGTAAAAAATTTTGACAAGAGTAAGGAAGCAAATTTATCTCAGGTAAAAAAGAATGAGAAAACATGCTTAATCAGCGAATATGATTCGCATTTTAAGCCAGACGAACTAGTGTATGATGATTTTATATCGAGAAGAGAGTTCATTAATCGTACAGGTGTTTATGTATCAGCATTATACTATAACATTGTGTATGATGAGTTCAAAGAATCAGGCTCATCTATAGATGAATTTGTAGAAACATTTTCAAGTAATCCTATGATTCAAGAGGTGAACTTATCAGGAACATTTAAGTATATAGTGGACGATGATACTGTAAATGGTCTTGGAACATATGATGATACACATGAACCTAACATATGGGAGATAGTTAATTCTATAGATATGGAAATGTTCCACAAATGGCTTGAATCAGGTAGAGGTGTTGTTGAAATCATGAAGATATTCAAAGATTATGATAAAGAAATATCACACATAATGGATGGGATAAAAAGTACTACTTCTGATATAGGAGATATTGTTGAAGCACATCGTAAAGCGTTGACATTGTTAGATTAAAATGAAAACTTATGTATTTCTCAATTCTGTTCATTTGAATGGAATTGAGAAATTATAAGATATTTTATATACAAAGAAAGGACGCAGATGATATGGCAAAAGGATTAACCAGATGTAACGTATGTGGAAAGACAGTAGAACAGGTATTTGAAAATCAAATGCCTATTAGTATTCATGATCGTGTAGGTTATGGCAGTAAGTATGATGGAAGTATGCTTGATTTAGATATTTGTCCAGATTGTTTTGACAAGCTGATTGATGGCTTTTCAGAAAAGTGTGCTATCAATCCAATTAAGGAGAATTTATAAAATGCGGAGGAATTTAAGAAATGAAAGGTACAGTAAAATTTTTTAATGGAACAAAAGGTTGGGGATTTATCACGGACGAAGCAGGAAATGATGTATTCGTACATTATTCAAGTATTCAGATGGAAGGTCGTAAATCCTTGAATCAGAATAACATTGTAGAATTTGAGATTGGCAATGGGACAACCGACAGAACACAGGCGGTAAATGTTAAAGTTGTATCTGAATCATCAAATCAGTAAAAAACTTTCTCTGAGTGGAGAATATAGTATCACAGAGATATGTTTGCGATGAAAGTAGCAAGCTAACCATTGATGTAAATGGTACATGGCAGCATCTTCCTTATAAATGATTAAATAGTGCCAGTGATGATACTGGTAAATTGAAGAGTACGGATAGACAGGCATAGTGTTAGGAATGGCATTATGCCTACATTAATTAAATTAGAATTGGAGGAATGAGTTATTATTACAGAAGAAAGAACAGACTATATAGATTATCTGAATCCATGCAATAAAAATCAGACCGCAAAAGTATTAGAGAGATTCTTTTATGTCTCAAATGGGAGAGAGTATATATCTGTTATACCAGATGAAGTAGAAAGAATAACGAAATTACCAACACTTGATGAAGTGAAGGAAGATACAAATAGAGTAGTCACATATGCAAAAGAGATTATCCTGAATGCTGATAAATATAAGGATATGGATATAGAAGAAGGTGTCTTAAAACAGTATGTGTGTAACATAGATCCTTTACTTGATAAGATTATTGCTATAAATATTGCTGATATTTTGAGTCAAAACAAAAAGATTCAGAATAAAGAACAGTTGAAAAATGTATGGGTTAAATCTCTTGAGGAATTAAAAATAGATTGGGATAGAGAATTAGAAGCCACACAACCTGTACAAAATAATTGTTATGAAGTAGATACAACAAATCTTCAAGTCGGAATGGTAGTAAAAAACTACAAAGAATTATGCGAATTACTTCACGAGAAGCCATTAAAATCTGGTAATAATTCACATAAGGCACAACAAAAAAGATGGGCAAGATATTTCAGTATGGAAAAGGGAAGAGGAAGAAGCATTGTAATTTTAGATATTTATGATGAACCACTTCCTGCTGATGATAAAAGAAAAGCTGGCAACAGAAATATCTATCTGAAATATATTGAAACGATTCTTCTGAAGTATATGTATTACAAAAAAGGACAAGTATGCTATGCGACCAGAAATCAGTTGTGGAGTATTTTAGGCATGATAAATAGTAATTATAAAAAAATTCCACTTCATGCATTACAAGTAGAAATTGAATACAGCAATGTAACAAAATGGCAATTAAATAACTTCTATATGAGATGTAATTCAAGGCTCAATTCTATTTTATTCACAGCTCTAAATAATCTTAGCAATAGAAGTCTGATAGATTATCAGATTCAGACAATGATTGTTGTTCCAAGTACAGATAAGAAAAATACATTAAGCAAACATTATGTTGCAGATGATGATGAAATTAGAAGAATATTAGCAGTTGAAAGAAAAGTGCTGAATAATATGGGATTAGAAAGTAAAAATCATGCTGCTTGCACTATGCGATTAAATGAATTTTACAACAAAGTCAATGAAATATTGTTTGATATGTATGGATGGGAACGCAAGTATGAAAGAATAAAAATTATTTTCAATGAGGCTGATATACAAGAAGCCATTACAAAAAATGAATATGAGTTACAGATGTTGTATCTGAATGAATTGGTTATAGAATCAATAGATAAAAATGCTCAGACTGTTTCTGATAATAGGATGAAAAAAGCATTGATTGAATATGACGAATATGTGGAAAACTGGAAAGAAGATAATTGGGGCAAAGTTCCAGCGTTGAAAGATGTAGAGGAGATATTTACATATCCAAAATACTATGTTGATATTCAAAGAAAATTATCGCAAAAGTTCTTATCTATTAAGTATGAGAAGGAACAGGAAGAAAAAAGAAAACAATATGACAAGGAATTAGATGATATATTTGCAAATTTAGGAGTGGAATAATTTAGACCCCCATTTAGACACTCTAATATATATTACATATACCTAGTTGGTGTTTTTAAATGGGGGTGTTTTTAATATCATCCTATTACGAATATAAAGTGCCAATTTTTGAAAATACATAATTTATTATATAGGAATGGGGTAACACCTTGAAAATTTAAACCAAAGAACACTGATATTTATATTTAATCTGAATTGGACTGACATATTGCAAGCCGATAGGCTAAGCAATGTGGCAGGACATATTCAGATAAATCACGGACTAAAGGACAGCTTTGCTGGACTTTAGGCTGTGTCTACTGTCAGAGACAACAACATAAAGGAGAAAATACATTATGACCATTAAAATAAAAGATAAAGCATATACAGATGAGGATATTATTAAATGTCTTGTAACATGTGAAAAGGTAATTAGTAAAAATGCATACCTTGAAAAGAAATGGGAACATTATCAGTTATTTGGTATAGGTGATTATAGTGCAGCAGAACAATACAAAGAGATTCGTATTGAATGGATGGGATATAGAGAAAAATTACGTGCTTTGTTATTGAATAGTTATTCTATGAAAGAGATTATTCAGAAAACAAAAGCATGTACGGATAAAGCAACACAGAAGATAGTCAAGGAGATTATTTCTTTAATAGAATGATATTGTATCATACTTTCTTTGAAACCATCCTTTTCTACTAAGCTACACAACGCAATCAAAGATTGCTGTTCCGCTAAGTGAAAAGCCTGCGCCAAAGAAAGATAGCAAAGAAAGCGCATGAATCAAAAATAATTATTCATTTAGGTGATCAGTGCAAATTTGACAACAATCATATCCAAATTCAGCATCACACCAACGTAAATCATGATCACAGTATACTCGTAAAAAGTCACCCTTTTCATAATCTTTTTCTTGATTTACATTGGATGGATTCACCCAATATTTTCGTGCAAAGGGGCAATTGCTTAAATTGTCCCAATCTGTTATTACGGGATAATGATCGTCAAAATCTAAGTTGTGTCCATTCATAATATCACCTCCTCCTATATGTAAAATATTATAGCATATTATGAAATAAAATGCTATGAGATGGAGAAAAACAACATTGTTAGCAAAAATGAATGGTTAAAGATGAATTGATTATACATGAAGAAGGAGATTTTAATAATGGCAAATAAGATAATAAAGTTTAATACAAAAGTGATTCATAATAATAATGTATATCTGAAGGTATCAGATGTTGCAAAAGTATTTAATATGAAGATGGCAGATTTTAAGCAATCACATTCTGATATTATAGAGAAGATACCTTCTTGTGGTGATTGTATTTTAGAAACAGAATTCAATAAGCTATTATCATACGATTCTACTGCTATGGAAAAACAAGGGCAGTTAGAGATGACAAAGATAGAATCACTAAGGGCAAAAACTGATTCTGTTATAAGTTTCCAGCCATTCAAGATGCTGCTTGGAAGAAGTATGTTGCAGCAACTAGCAGATATGAAAGGCTGTAAGTCTATAGAGGAATATATAACGACATATGAATTACCAGAAGAGATGAACAAAGCACTTAAAGAATTGATGCAAAATTCTGAAAGAAATACCGGATATATTAAAATGGTTGATTATACATTTCATAAGACAGATGAGTTTGATATAGAAAAGATAAGATCATTTGGATTAGATGTGCAGGTGCTTACATCTATTAAGTGTGATGGTAGGATGAACTTAGATGTATTTGTTGTTGGTAAAGGAATATTCTATGGAATAACAAATTATGGAGATTATGAACAATGGGACAATCTATATACAAATAGTAATGGAGATTTAATACTACCATATTGTGACTTTGATTCTAACAGTCCAGAAGAGATAGAGATTAATCTTTCTCAGAGCGGAATAGATAGAAATTTTCAAGAGCATACAGTCATTGAAAATATGCTATGGTGCATACAGAATCTTCCAGTTACAGAGATAGAAGATTATGAATATGATGTAATTGGTTGTGATTTAGAAACAATTAAGTTTTCGGTATCTATAGAGCTTCTTATTAAAATGATAAGACCAGATGCGGTCAGTACATTATTTATTGACAAGGTTGTTGATGTTGAAAATGAATGTTACTTGACTGATGTAAAAGATATGAAAGTGTTTTTAGAGTAAAAGGAGATTATATACTATGAATGAAATAAAATACAATAATGATTTGGAACTAAAGATAATAGAAGATAGAATACTCAAGTTTAAAAATGCGGCAGCTCAGAATCTAATACAGCTTGGTAATGAATTAAATAAAGCAAAAGAAAAAGTACCACATGGAGAGTGGGGAACCTGGCTAAGAAAAAGAGTGCAGTTTTCTCAACGAACAGCCAATCTTTATATGAGAATAGCCAAGGAGTTTGGTTCAAATTCGCAGGCGGTTTCTAATTTGGAAATTACAAAGCTAGGATTATTATTAGATGTACCAGAAGAAAAGAGGACTAGCTTTATTGAGGAACATAATGTAAGACAGATGTCAACTAGAGAGCTAAAAGCAGCCATTAGAAATAACACTATTGAATATAATAAGTCAGATAGCGTTATTGATTATGTAAGAGATAGTGCGAATGTTGAGATAGATGTGGATTGTTTAAAGTCATTACCAGAACATGATAAATATTTTTTCAAAAGGACAGGAAAGGATTGGATAACATTTCTTAATTCTGTGGATAAATATGGAGTATATGAGCCTATTATGATTGCAAGAGATAATACAATTATTTCAGGACACGAAAGAGTTAGAGCTTGTAAGGATTTAGGGATTAAAAAGATAAGAGCTTATTATGCCTGTCGGTCAAGAGAAGAAAGATCAGATGTTAAGGATGATGATGAATTAAAACTAAAATTATTTATCTTATCAAATTACAAACCGAGATGTGTAGATTGGTATATTGCACAATTCTGGATGGATGAGTTGTTTAATACTTCATATGGAGATTGTAGTGGTGATATAACACATTATCTTACTAATGATGTGATTGAAAATTTAAATCATAATAAAGATGTTATGCAAGAAATGAAAACTGTAATAGAGAAGTATAAAAATGATGAAATTACTGAATCAGAAATGGATGCAGAAATTACAGTATTACACGAACTATATGTATAAAGGTAAGGTGATAATAATAACAAATATAACACATATAAAATTTATAAAAGTATTAGATAAGTTATATAGAGTAACAGATATATCATTATCAGATATGAGCATAAGTGCATCTGAATGTAAAAATCCAGCATCAGCGGCTGCGAAAGATGTATTTTTAATGGAAGAGTTGCTGGAATTCCATATTACACTATACAACAAACACGAAAAGTCCAATATTACGGACTTTTCAGAGTGGAAAAAGCAGCATAATTACCAATGAAATCAGCATTTCTTTATGGCGTATATGTCATTATATATACAGGGATAAATTGTATAAAATGGTATTAAATACAGATGATATTGTTTTAGATAGTAAATTGTGTATCTGGCAGATAAAAGTGTCTGTTTGGTCTGTCAGAAGCGATTCATCCCTTGTATAGGATGGTGATTATAATGTGTGTACATTGAAAAAAGTTTTTATTGGTTTTATATTAATATACAGAGAGGAGTTTGTATAATGAAGAAATTATCAGAATTTTTAAAGGTATTATTAACATCAACTATTATTTTATTAGGGGTTTTATTAATTTATCAACATAATTGTATTTTTGGAGTGGTGATTTTGGTTTATGGTGCGTTATTTCAATTTTTAAGCAAATTAATAAAAAACAAAGATCAGAAATTTAATGCAGATAGAGAACTAATTGCTTTATTGAGTTTACCATTTTGTCTTATAATTGTTATGGTGTTTATAAAATATTTTAATGTTAATAATGATGAAGATATTAAGTTATTAACACAAGTAATTATCTATTTAGATTATACATTAATATTATTTTTGTTTAAAAATGAAAATAGAAATAAAATGTATATTACTTTTGGATTATTTTATATAATATGTGTAATATTATCATATATAAAAGATTATATGAATTGTAACGATTGTGTAATATTGGTTAATACATTAAATGAAATCTCAGATTACAATCAAATAAAAAATACTTTACTTTTTTTAATAGAAGCGATTGTCTTGCCGTTAAAAGAATCTGTTCTTACATATATTATATTTGATACAATATTTAGTAATAGCGATAAAAGTAAAAAAGATATAGAAATTAGTGATGAGAAAGTAAATAAAGAAATATGTGAGGAAAATAAAATAAATATTCAAGAAAATAAAACTGAGAAATTTCAAGTTGAAGTTGTAGATACTGCAACTTATGAGAAATATAATTATGACATAATTATAAAGAAAAAAGGTTAAGTATTTTCTAATCATCAAATATAAAGTAGGTTGTGCATTTTGTCTAAAATCATAACAAGGGTAGAGAATATTATAAATAGATACATATTACAACGAAAGGCGGTAGAGTATTATAGCAATTAATTACACAAAGGATTATAATGCAATTTACATTCATTCAGTAGAAGCTAGTAGCTTATTTTTACAAGAGGTAGCAGATAACAATAAGGACAAGAAAGTTATGTGTAAGTTTAGTGATTGGTCTGAATTTAAGCTGACACATAAAAAGTCTGTTATATCTGATAGTTTGTTTTTAAGGTTTATGAACAGTAGTATTACAAGAGAAAAAAGACAGAATGTAGATTATTGTAAGGATTTTATAGTTGTAAAGTTCCAATACAATACAAAATATAAGATAGTAGATAATGAAAATAATACTGAATCTCAGGAAGTCCAGTTGAATAAGAATGACCTTAGAAACAAGTATTATAAAGATGGAGCATCTTACAGCTATTATCAGAAAGATAAAAGTGGAAACATAAAGAGTGTAAAGACGATAAAGTATAAAATGCTGTATAGGACACCAGGAAAAGCTAAAAAGGGTGAATGTACATTTATAAGAGAAGAGTTATTTGATAAAGCTATTAATTATCTCACTATGGGATTATATGCAATTATGGATAAAGAATCTAAAGCTGATCCAGAGAAGGTATTTAAGCTAGTGGAGTTATGTGCCTATGATACATTAACAACAGCTACTGCAAAAGGATTTATGAATATACCATTGGATAACATACTTGTAGTGCAGGATGAAGATGTATATTCAGATAAAATGAAGGCAGCCGTTGTAGGTCTTAAAGATGTTGAGATAATAAAACAATTAGATGAGTATGTTGTCGATTTCGATAATCCTAAAGTGGAAAAAATTCTTAATAAAAAGGGATATACATTTTGTAGTGATAAGTCTGATAAATATACTTTTATAGCAGAAAAATCTAAGAAGGCATTAAAAGAGTATGGCATAAGAATAAATGGTGCATATCCAGGCGAACATAAAACAACAGAGAAAAAGTATTCTGAGAAGCAATGTAGCGTTAAATATACAGAAGAGAACATAAAAAATGTACTCTGGGATGGAATGGGTCTTGTGGATGATTCTATTTTTCCAGATGGACATGTTGGCTTTGTATATCTTAGGTCACACTTTTTTAAAAGCTGTTTGTTCAGAGGAAGTATACAGCAGTTCTTTAAAGATTATTGTGAGCAGCAGGGCATAAATTATGATACAGCATATATAGGTGATGATACGGATTTATTTGGGCGCAGAATGAAATTATCAGATATAAAGATGGTAATTACAAACAGTTCTATTAAATGGATTAAGTTCATAGACAAGATGGGTGGTACATATAAGAAAGCATTTAATTATTATAATAGGCTTATGAAGCAGTATGGTAATTGCTTTGCAATCGTAAAGTCGGCACATGAAAGTAAGCTGGGAAATTATCAGGTATCATCATATCAGATGAATGGTTCGCTACCTACTAATAATCCACAAGTATTAAAGCCTATAGCTGATATAGGAATAACCAAGGCTAATAATATGAAGAAATCTGTTGATGAATATATCAAGTATTTGGAGCAGACGAAGAATGACTTTAATATAAATGGAATGTTACTTGCACTTGTAAAGCATAATCCAGAGTTCACGAAAACAAGGTTGTTTAGAAAGAAATGGACTGAGGACGTTAGTAGGTATAAGACAGCTTTAATGCAAGGTGAATTACCGCAGGAAGGTGACAATCTTACTATTATGGATAATCCAATTGCATTATTAGACAAGGTTGTGTGGAATGTTAATAATAGTGCAGGTGATAAGAAGTATGACCCATATACAGAAGGATGTTTTGAGGTGGTTAGTGATGGTATTCAATGCTATACACCAAGATTTGCTGAAGGTGAAAGGCTTGCAGCTTTTAGAAGCCCACATAACAGCCCTAATAATATTGTTCATTTATATAATGTATATCCAGAACGATTAGTTAAGTATTTTTCCAATATTGGTAATAATGTAATAGTCTTTAATGCAATAGGAACTGATACACAGGCAAGACTTAATTCACAGGACTGCGATTCTGATTTTGTCTATGCAACTAATCAATCTGAAATGGCAGAGTTAGCAAGAACAGCATACATCAACTATCCTACTATTATAAATGACATAGCGGAATCTGGAAGTCATTTATACCATATGACACAGGCTGATTATGCAAAGATGGATAATGCAATGGCTGCTACACAGGCTGATATTGGAGTATCAACAGATACAGCACAGTTAGCTATGAGTTATTATTATGATAGTGACATGCAGGATAAGGAGCTGGAAGATTGCTTTATAATTTTATCTGTATTGGGTCAGGTCGCCATTGATCTTTGTAAAAAAACATTTGATATAAATGTTAAGAATGAAATAACAAGGATTCAGAGATTGCAATGTATGAATAGAGTAGGTAAAACAAAATATCCAGAATTTTATGCAGCTATAAAACAGACAAGAACAGGCAAAAAGTTTGAACCTGAAGAAGTGGGGCATATGAATTGCCCTATGGATATATTGTATGACCATATTAATGAAAGTATTGCCAGAAGAGTTGATAATACAAGGTACATAGATTTATCCAGTTTAATAGATAAAAGCTTGATTGACAAGAAAGATATTAACAAATATAAGACAGATAAATTTAAAGAGGAATTTAATAAGTATAATGAATCTGTTCATAAATTAAATGCTAACGCAGATGATTATGATGAAGCTACATTATATAAGTTAAAAAAGTTACAGGCTACAATATTAGCTAGTAAATTCAAAAAGGATATGTCTATTAATACTTTTATAGCACTTATAAAGTATGCAGATTGCAATGATAATTCAGTATTACTTAATGAACTTTTTAAGGTTAGTGAAAAATTGTTTATACAATGCTTTGTGAAAAGTGACGAAAATACATCAAAAATTTTGTAAAAAGTGCAAAAATCTCATATAAAATAAGGCTTTTAGATGTCTACATATGAAAGAAGATATAATGCAAGGTGAAAAGACCGTAGGCTGAGTAGCTGTGTTATATTCTTCTTTCAAGAGAAATCATTCAATCCCAATTATAATAGAGTAAATAAGTTTTTTGTTGGAGAGTTCTTGTTTGCTCTATTATTTTTTGTCTAAAAAATTGAAATATATTAAAGAAAGGAGCATAATGAGTTGACACAGGAAGAGTTAAGAAATCTTTATAAAGAAAGATTAATAAGAGAAAAACAGACATATATTTCCAAGATTGTTGGTATAGACGGAAGTATATTAAGCAAATTTAAGTTAGGAAAGATAGATCTATATCCGCAGTTGTTTTCAAAACTGGAAAATTATCTTATTAATTCATAGTATTTATCAATTATATTAAAACTATATTCAATTTATTTCAGATTATTCTAATCAAATTATCCCCATAAAAATATGAAAATAAAAGTTAATGACAAGGTTCTTTATGATGAATCTATTTATACAGTTGCTGCAATAATCTATGCAACTATCTATTTACGAATCAGTTATGATTCAGATTCTTATGATTATGATATTAGCGAAGTATATAAGAAATACAATGATGTTGAGTTCTTATATACATAGGAAGGAAATATGTATTGAAAAATAAATATGATGATGTAGATATGTTATTGAACGATATCAGGTCTGATATAGAAGATGTATTGTCTAAGGAAGTATTTGATGAAGCAAAGGACATTGAACTTGAACACATTCAAATGGAAGTTATTAATAGAAGCACACCTACTATATATCAAAGACGTACTACAGGCGGTATTGATGATCCTAATAATATCGTAGGTTCTGTTAAGAATATGACACTTAGTGTAGACAATATTACGCAGTTTAATGAGGGTTATGGAACATATAATCACGGCTTTGGATTACCACAGTTAATAAATGATGGTAGCAAAAGTAATGGTTTTTACTATGACTTCCCAGGAGAACATAATCTGCCAAGACCTTTTGTTGATTATGCTGTGGATGAAATTGAAAAATCAGACAGAATAGACAAAATATTTCAGAGAGCAATGAGGAAAAGAGGCTATGATGTTAAGTGAAAATTGCAGAGAAAATTATGGAAAGGAGCAAATGATTGAAACAAATAAACATTAAAGCAAATTTGGACGAATCCGAGTTTAGGAAAAAACTTAAGGATATTGAATCTGGTAAGTATGATGTCAATATCAATGTTAATAGCAAGAATACTGTACAAGATCTGAATAACATTAGTAATTCAGCAAAAAATACTACAACAATATTTGGTAGATTAAAGAATGCAGTATCAGGTACATTTTCGAGTAGGAAAATAGAAACAACTGCTTATTTAGCATTATTAAAAGAGATAAATGATGCTGCTGAACGTGCAAAAGATACTATGGTACAGCTTGATAAGGTTGTAACGGATTTGTCGGTTGCTACAGGCGACAGCAGATCAAGTGTTAAGGACTTACTAAAAGATTATAACAGTATGGCTAAACAGCTTGCAAGTACAACAATACAAGTTAGTCAAGCAGCAGACGATTACTTAAGAGCAGGTAAGTCAATGAAGGAATCTAATCAGTTGATAAAAGATTCTATTATGCTTAGTAAGTTAGGTCAGATTAATTCTAGTGAAGCAACAGAGGATTTGTTAGCAACTATGAATGGATTTGATATGTCTGTTAATCAAGTTAATGATGCATTGGATGCAATGGTTGCTATTGATATGGCAGCTAGTACGTCATCTGGTGACATAGCCACAGCATTAAAGTATTGTGCTAGTAGTGCGGATATAGCAGGAGTATCATTTAATAAGCTGGCTGCTATGATAGGTACAGTACAAGATAAGACAATGCAATCAGCAGAAACTGTCGGTACATTCTTTAATACATTGTTGTCAAGATATAGGAATGTTAAGATAGGTAATTATCTATCTGATGATGGTGAAGACCTATCAGATTATGAATCTGTATTAAAATCAATAGGTATTCAGTTAAGGGATAGTCAGGGTGAGTTTAGGAATTTTGAAACAATCCTTGATGAAATGGCTCAGAAATGGAATACTTTATCTAGTGTACAGCAGGCGGCGTTATTGAAAGTTGCAGCTGGAACAAGACAACAGAATAGGTTTTCAGCACTCCTTGAAGGTTATAATAAGACATTAGAGCTTACAGGGGTTGCAGCTAATTCAGCAGGAACAGCAGTTGAGAAGTTTAATAAGTCTTATAAAGAATCGCTTGAAGCTAAAACTAACACTTTACAAGCCTCTTTTGAATCTATGATAATGAACTCTGATATGTCAGAAGTATATGGTGGTATTCTTGATGCAACAACAGCACTTGTAAATCTCATTAATAAGACAAATGCACTTAAAGGTGCTATGGGGGCATTAGCAGTAACAGGTGTTACAAAAGCATTCCTATCTATAAAAACAGGAGCATATGAAGCATATGTTAATCTGAATAAATTTAAGAGTGCAATAGATATAGTAAATGCAACAAGTATATCTTCAAAAAGCTTTGATAAGTTGTTATTACTGTCTAACGGCTTATCGAAAAGTCAGTTAAAGTTAATGCTATCAACGGATGCACTCACTATTAGTCAGAAGAAACAAGTACTTGTTACGGCTGGTCTTAGTGAGGAACAGGCACTTGCACAGCTACAATCCTGGAAGATGGTAGCAGCTAATACAGGTCTTACAGCTTCAACAACGACAGCTTCTAATGCTATCAAAGGTTTTGGTGCATCATTAAAAGCACTTGCAGTTGCACATCCGATATTACTTGCTATAACAGTAACTTTAGGTGCTATTGCAGGAGCGGTTAAGATAGTGGATGCGTTAACAACATCTATGAAAGAACAGCGTGAAGCATTTGAAAATGCACAACAGGACTATACGGATGCTTGTACAAAGCTTGATGAGTTAAAAACTAAGTTATCAGAGACTACAAGTAGAATAGCTGAATTAATCGAAAAGTCTAATAATGGTACTATTACATTAGTAGAACAGTCTGAACTTGATAAGTTGAAACTCACTAATGAAGAGTTAAGACTTATGATACAGAATCAGGAAGAGGTTAAAAAGCAGAAAGCAAAGGAAGCCTCTGACGAAGCATATAAAACATACACAAGAGAAAATCGCATGGAAACTGACGATACTGCTAGTAAACAGGAACAGTATTATCAAGCATCATCTGATGCAGATGGTTTCCACGTTGGCTCATTTTTAGACAGAGCGAGTGAATTATCTGATTTTGATTATGCTATTAAAGCTAATGAACAGAAATTAGAGGAATTTCAGAAACAAAGCGAAGAATTACAGGCACAATTAAATGCCACTTCTGATGAAAGTCTTAAAGCTCAATACCAACATAGTATTGACCTCAATAATAATCTTATTTCTAATTATACAAATTCCAATGAAAAGTTAAAAGAATCTGCTGAAAAGATGGCAGAAGAAACCTTCTCTGATAAGATAGAGAAGTATGAAGCATTCAAACAGACATTGATGAACTCTATGAATTCTGATGGTACATTTGACAATCCACAATATCAAGCTATGTGGGATGATATGCAGAAGAAGGAAATGGACTTATACCGATATACTGGTAGGTCTGCTGAATGGAATACAGTTAAACTAGATTCTATTATAGATGATAAAAGTTATCAGACAATAGTTGATAAGCTTAAAACAGCACTTAATGAAGGTACTCTTACTGAGGATGATATTAAGGGGATTGATGTTCTTAATGATAAGCTGAATGATACTGATTTAATCTTAGAAGATGGACAATCAGCAGCAGATGTATTTATTAAGTATCTTAATAAGCTTAAAGAAACTGGAACTGATGCTGCACAATCTATATCTGGTGCATTTACTGACTTAACTTCTCTTCTCACAGAATCAGATGATAAGTCACAAACAGCCAATCTTGCAGACCTTCAATCAGAAGCAGACCTATTATCTACAATCCAAAAAGAATTAGATGATAATGGACGTATAGGTGTATCATCTATGCAAAGCATTATCAAGAAATATCCGGAAGCAAAGGCAGCACTTTCGGATTATATGCAAGGCATAATATCTGAACAAGAGTTATTTTCACAGCTTGAAACTATCTATGAGAATGACAAAAATCAGTACATACAATCTGTAGTAGATAAGTCACAGACTGATGAAGAATTCTTCAATGCAGTTATGACTAATTACCCAGAGTTATATAATGAACTTCAAACTCTATATGGTGATGATGTTGATAACTGGTCGAATATGGAAAAAGCCAAGCTGGAAATTACTAATAAAGCTATTAAAGAATTAGCGGGTGTCTGGTCTGACTATTTCAAAGTTGTTCAGGATGCAAATGGTAAATTAATGGTACAGACAACTGGCTGGTATGATGCAGGCATGTATTCGGCAGATCCAGATGAAGTAGAAGCTATGGATGAAGAATACAACAATATGTACAACCATTTCCAAAGTATTGTTGATGGTGCTAACGCTGCGGTAGATGCTTTAGATAATTATAGCTTTAAACAGGTTAGTTCAAGCATTAATGTCGATTGGAAGGGATTGGGTAAAGATTCCTCATCTTCATCTAGTGGAAGTGATTCATCCTCCGAACCATCGCCACAGGACTTCAACTGGGTAGAACGTCTCTTATCTAAAATCTCCAAAGCATATGACCGATTAAAGAATAAAGTATCTGATACAACACAAACTTGGCTCAAGCGCAATAATGCCCTATCCGATTCTATGGAAACATTGTTATCAGAGATTAACGCACAGTCAGATGCTTATGACTTCTATATGGATAGATTTAATTCATATGACCTTGACGGATATTACAAAGATCAGATTGCAAATGGTTCATTTAATATAGAAACTGTCTATGATGAAGACCTCAAGGATGCAATTTCAGATTGCCAGGATTTATATGATAAGGCACAAGATGCTGCTGATTCTGTACAATCATTAAACATTGAGATTAGACAGCTTGCTAAGAGTAGGTTTGATAATATTCAATCACAGTTTGAAGAAGTTCTTGGAAAAGTGAATTCTATTAAGGATTTATATAGCAAGGATAATGACCTCTTAGAAGAACAGGGCTGGTTTGCTTCTACTCTACTTAATAATTCTATGATGGAACAGGAGCAGAAGAATCTTGAAAAGCTTGAACAGGAAAGAGACGCACTTACAAAGGCACTTAATTCTGCTATGGAATCTGGTAAGATTGATGCTGAATCTGAGGATTGGTATTCTATGCAGTCTGCCATAGATGATTGTACTTCAAGTATATATGATGCTAAAAAGGCATTAGTTGAGTATGACAATGCTATCAGACAGATTAATTGGGATGCTTTCGATAGGACTAGAGATGATGTTAGCAATCTTATAGACGAAACAGAATTCCTTGTTGGATTGCTGAAGGATGAAAGTGTTACTGATGATAATGGTAATATAAACGACAATGGCAAGGCTGCACAAGCATTAATCGCACAGAAGTATCAATTATATCTTAATCAGGCTAAAGCTTATAAGGATGAGATACTTAAGATTAATGAAGAGTTGGCTAATGATCCTTATGATAAGGAATTGCTTGATAGAAAGCAGGAACTTATTAAGGCTCAACAGGATGCTATTAATTCAAGCATATCTGAAAAGGATGCTCTTAAGGACTTGGTTCAAGAGGGTTATGATACATTTCTTGATAAACTTGATGAAGTTATCCAGAAGTACAAAGATCTTATGAATCAGCAAAAGGATGCTTATGATTATGAAAAATCTATCGCTGAAAAAACAAAGGCTCTTAATGCTTTAGAGAAACAATATTCTGCCGTTCAAGGAGATAATTCTGAGGAAGGTAAGAAGAATATCCAGCAGCTTAAAGACCAAATTAATACCGCTAAAGATGATTTAAAAGATACTGAGTATGAAAAGCTAATCAGTGATACTCAAGCTATTCTTGATGAACTTACCGATAATGCGAAAAATTGGCTCGATCAGCGTATAGATGAGTTTGATATAACTATGCAGGAAATTATTGACCAGTCTAATGAAAATGCTTCTAATATCTCACAGACTATTACATCTACTGCTGAGAATTATGGTTATAAGCTTAGTGAATCTATGTCTTCTATATGGAGTATAAATGCTAGTAATATAACAAATGGTATTAATAGTGTACTTGGCGACTTTAGTAATAAGTTTGTTGAAGGCAGTAACGCTATTAATAAGGTTTGTGGTGACATTAATGCTGCTGTACAAGGTTTATTGAAGAATAGTAATGATGAAGCACAAAGGGTCGCTGATGAAATTGCAAGACAACAGGCAGAACAAAATGCTAATACAGATGGCGGTTATTCTGATGGCGGTGGTTCATCTGGTGGTGGAGGCGGTTCTAATGATTGGTCTGATAATTGGGATAACTCTGATAGTGGCTCATCTGATGATAGTGGGTCTGATGGAGTTAATTGGATATATGAGGAGGATTCATATCCAAAAGATTTATTGGATATAGAAAATTCAATAGTTGACCGCTTGAAATACAACTCGATTGCAAGTAGTTTTGGTGCAAGAGCTGGTTATTATGAACAAATAACAGGCGATAGTGACTACTACGGTACTGCGGAGCAGAATATACGTCTACTCAATTATCTTAAAAATAACGGCTACCGCAAAGGTACAAACTCAGCCACACAAGGTCTGCATCTCACAGATGAAGATGGTCTTGGTTCAGAAGTCATCGTTACAAAGTATGGTACTCTCCGTCAGCTTGATTCAGGTGATACTGTATTTAGTAAGGAACAGGTTCAGAAGTTATGGGATATGTCTAAGGGTATTACACCTAATATGGGATTAAATAATGTTGGTGTTAAAGTACCTGATGTTCCTAATGTTTCTAAAAATACATCTAATAAAATGGATGTACAATTTGGTGATGTTACTTTATCATTGCCTAATGTTAAAAATTATGAAGATTTTATGAAACAGATGGTAAGAGATAAGAGATTCTTAACAGCAGTACAAGAAGGCACTTTGGGTCAAGTATTAGGACATAATTCGCTTAATGTATTGACATATAGATAATAATGATTATAGGGTGTATTTGACTATAGCGGTCAATGCACCTGTTTTAATAGGAGGAAATAATAAATGACAGAAAATAATGATAAAAGATTAGAATATTTAGAAGAACACTGCAAAATGCTTGAGAAAGAGAATGAAAAACTTAAGGCAGAGAATGAGGAAATGAAACTAGAAGTGTGGGAATCAAAGAAGTTTGCCAATATGCCACATACACAGTTAAATCAAGCAATAAGAAAAGTGAGACAGTCAGAAAGATTGTATAATGAAGCACTTGCTGAAATGAAAGAGAAGAAGAAGGAACTTGATATGCACCTTGAGGAATTGAAAAAAATGAAAGATGTTTATGGTAATTTATTTGATGAAATACAAAACGAATTAGCGGAGGGAATTAGATAATGGATAAAATGTATTATATTGATTTTGGTGGAAATGGTGTTGAATATACAGTTAAGGAAGATTTGAAGATTAGTGAAAAAGTTGCACTTGTTTCAGAATATGCAGAAACAGTTGTATCAAAGGAGCTGGGATATGCCCCGCTTTTAAAGAACATAATGTATAATTATTTGTTGATTAAGTATTATACAGATATTACTGTATTTGATAATGAAGACAACATTAATATTGATGAGGTTGAAGTATTTATTAAGGCTAATGGGACATTGATTGACAGTATCAATGTACATCCAGATGTAGAGGACGCTTGTAAAGAAGCACTTGAATATAGAATCAACCACTATAATAATGAAAGTGTGGTAGCAGATTTCTTTACAGCTTTAACTAATGCCATTAATAAGTTTGCCGACAGAGATTCTATTGATTTTGATACAGTTAATAGACTTATTGATGTACTTCTTGCAGTAAAGGATATGGATAACAAAGAAGTGGCAAAAGCCATTGTAAAAGAGTTCCATAATGACAATAAAGGCTTATCGTATGATGTATCGAAGCAGCCCCAAAAGAGTAATAAGGGGAGAAAACCAAAGACTGAATTTACAGTAGAAAAGGGCGAAAAGACCGAATAAATAAGGCTTTTGCGTATATATGAGGACTGGGAGAAAAATCCTAGTCCTCATTTGTATGCAGGAAATATAGGATTAAAATGTAGCAAAGAGGTAGTAGATACTCTATCGGCACATAAAAGTCGGGACTATTGGCACGGAAAAACTTAAAAAAGAAATCCTTATTTTTTATTTGTTTTCCATAGGGGTAGTAGGTACTTTTATGTGAATAAAATTTTTGAAAAAATCGTTATCGTGGGTAATGAGATAGTACAGATAGATAACAGATAATATACAGATAAACAATAGCTGATAAAGGCTAAAAATTGAATTGGAGGTTATAACACAATGGATAACATTAAAGCAAAACATTATATAGAATATACAAAGGATGGTATTACAGATAAATTCCACGAAGGAGACAAGGTAATATGCCGAACTACTGACAAGGAATACACAGGAACAATTACTTGCGTTGGAGAGTTCAAGGAAAGTGAAGAGGCAGAGCCGGTAACGGTCATTTGCCTTGATACTTCTAAATCTGTATGGAGTCATTCAAGTGAGATTATCAAATTTGATGATATTGAGTTTATGTGCAAGGATTTCTTGGCAGATACAGATATAAACAGCGATATTTCAGATGAAGAAGCAAAGAAGAATACATATATCCACATGTTTACTGGTATGGGGTATGATAAATCCAAAGTAGAAAATGTTTGGAATAGCTTGGATAAACTTATGAAGCAATTTGATATTCCGTTTGAAAAAGCTATGGGATGTATGATATATGCACTTAAATATGATTGTGGCATTGAAATTCCATTAAAAAATATCTGTGGTGTTGATGTAGGATTTATACAAAAGTCAATACCAGCATATCAGAAAGAAATGGCTAAATGTTTTGGTATGGCGGTAGCAGGAGGTCTTGTGTATCTGCTTGCTGAAAGCTTATCAAAAGAATAGTAACAGAATATATTATTTTGATTAGGGCAGATGTTATAATGACTTCTGCCTTTTATATTAAGGAGCGTGATTATTATAGAAAGTGCAGCAGTTACATTGGATAGTAAGGTTTTATTGAATATAAAAGAAGCGTCCGATTTATTTGGAATTGGACAGCATAGACTTAGAGAGATAGTTCGTGAAGATTATGGAAACAAATATCATTTGATGCTGGGGAGAACTATCAAGATCAAAAGAAAGCAATTTGAGGAATTTATAGATAATGTTGAACAGATTTAAGAAATGGACAATGTGCTTTGGATGTGGTACAATTCAATGTGGTATGCATTCGAGGCACTCTGATTTAAGGAGGCTGAAGAATGGCAAATAAGACAACATTAGAAAAGAACAAGCCTGCAAGAAAAACACTAAGACCCAATGAATATTACAATCCAAAGACAAAAAGGTATGAATACCACTACAAAGATTGTTTCGGAAAAGAAAGGGTTATTAGTTCATACAGGCTTGAAATGACAGATCAACTGCCGAAAGGTAAAAGATCATCAAAAAGTTTACGTGAGAAGGAGGCTGAGTTAAACACATATCTCAAGAATGATATTGATATTGATGGTGCTAAACTCACATTATTAGAAGTAGTGGATAGATACCTTAATTCTCTATATAATAAAAAAAACTTAGCACACAATACCAAACTTGGTTACAATGTAACAGTAAACACGTTGAAGCAATATAAACTAGGTTATATGGAAATTGGCAAGATCAGACCAGAACATTGTGAAGAATGGCTTACTGATATGAAGAAAAAGTATAGAGGTTCATCCATTCAATCACAGATTAGCCTAATTAAGCGAACATTTGAATATGCTTTAGATTATGATTATGTGGCAAAGAATCCATTCAGACGCATTACTACAGACAGGAGTGACAGTAAGAAGATGGAAGCTCTATCTGTAGAAGATATGAGCAGATTTCTGTATTTCTGTTCAAGGGATGCACATTGCGCACATTGCTATGATATGTTATATGTGTTGTTTTGGAGTGGGGTAAGAGCGTCAGAATTATGTGGACTTACACTTGACAATATTGATATGGATAATCGAATGATAGTAGTTAACAAACAATTACAATGTATCAATCATACTCATGTAGTATTGCCTACAAAAACATCAAATGGTGAAAGAACTATTCCCATGACAGATGGTGTGTATGAAAGTTTTCAGCGTATTATTAAAAATCGCTATTTGAAGGGTGACATAGAACCTGTATGTTATGATCAACGTGGTAAGGCATATAAAGGATTTGTATTTCTTGCAACAAGAAGTAGAAAAACAATTGTAAGAAGTCACGTTGAAGAATACCTACAGAACTGTATCAAAAGATTCAACAATGCAAACCCAGATAATCCAATCAGAAAATTTGAACCACATATTTGCAGACATACATTTGCTACGAATATGCAATATTTACCACCTAAAACGCTTCAATATATATTAGGACATGGTAATATAGTCACAACAATGAATAACTACGTTGATGTTAAACCGGGAACAGAACAGCTCATGCAAATTAATGCTGTAGAAAAGCAACTAACAACTAATTAGTATAAATTTTAGCATACTAATTATTTACTAATTACAATGTGTAATGAGATGTAACAAAATATACAAAAAAGTAACAAAATGACAGTAAAAACCATTTAAAATATACACAAGCATTTGGGAAATGCTTGATATGAAAGGGCTTTAGAAA